CTCTGTATTAATGTTTTAATTATTGCTTCCTCTGGCTTTTCGTATGGTCTAGCCATGCACAACATTCTTAAGGCATCGCAGTTATGTACGATTACCTCATTACACGCAAAATTATGGTATCCATCAACGTTCATGTTGTAAACATCGCAAAATCCATCTTCTTCTATGGAAACTATTTTATGGTTATTTTTTCTTAATCTGTCCGTAACGGCTTGCAAGTCTCTATTGGCATAGTCCTTCCTGCACCGATCGCAAAAAACTCTCTTATAATCATATGTAGAAAAAACCTTCCCACACAACCTACATTCTTTATCTTTTAATAATATGTTTTTTCTTTTTCTATTGTTATATGTGTTTTTATGGTTTACACAACAATATTTACCCGTTCCATCTTTTGTTAAAAACTCCCCTCCGCAAAGCAGACACTTTTTTATTTTTAATCTTTTTTCTCTACTTTTATCACTCCAGCAATTTATTCCGTTTTGTCTGTGCCACTCTATTCCTTCCTGACTTTTGTGCCACATCTTTGCTCTATTATTAACAAAATCATTCCAATTTGGTCTCATTCTACTTCTGTATTCCTCTGTCTGTTTTGTTTTTTCAAACGTAAGCCTTGCTCTTTGTTTTGATAAATCTGTTTGTTTTCTCAATTTTGCGTGTAACCCGCAGTGATTCTCTCGTGTTATTAGCTCAAGATTATCGGGTCTATTGTCAAATTTGTCAAAATTCTTGTGATGGACATTATATCTCCACGAATCTTCTGGCAAACTTTTAACAATATCATTATAAACAAGCCTGTGTGCGAACATTCTCTCTCCATTGTTAAGACGAATTGTTGTGTGTCCGTGCGAATCTATTGTTTTGTAAAATGGCATTAAGGAATCTCCTGGCGCTAAATCATCTACGGGAACATATCTTCCATCCCGTAATAAAAATGGGTGATCTCCTGTTGCCCTTATTGCCTTCCCATTATCTAGTGTTATTTTAAAAACCTTTTTATTACCAGTTTTGATAACATTATTGAATTTTGCTGCCGTTATTTTTCTATCTTTCTCGTTATAACAATAAACATATCCATCCTTGCCGACGAGAGTTCTGATCTCCACATCCCCGTTTGTTGTGTGTATTATAGACTCTCCAGCCAGACAGGCATGGTCGTCTTTCTTTACAGGCTCCTCTGATTGGTTGTGCGTCCTATCTGACGACTCTGTTAATTCTTTATATCTATAATGTTCTAACTCCCAGCAAAGGTTTGGACATTTGTCCTTAAAGATATAAATTCTAGACTTTTTATTTTGATCTATTGTAAAAAACTCTCTTACCCTAATTATTCCCGGTTCAACATTGTTTATTCCTGGCTCGAAATCGAACCCATGATCATAAAACTCTTCTATAACAGAATATTGAATATCCTCTCCATCAATTGTTTTTGATCTATTTTTGCTCTGTGTCGTTGGATCAATAACCTTTATTTGAAAAGCGTTGTCCGCCATCATTCGCTTCTCTCTAAACGATTTCCCGGCAGTATCTCCGATTAAATATTTGAATTGTTCGAACATCTCCCTGGACGCAACGGACGGTAATGCCGGTTTATAATACTCATCTATAATATATAAACGCTTATCTCTTGTCCATGCCCCAACAAGGGCTGCGGTGGGATTTCTTTGACCAAAATCTAGTGATAACAAATATTCTGCATTATCAATCTCAAAGGAGTTTATAAAATGAACTTGCGGGTCAAAGTCGCAAAACTCTGATCCGTAAATTAGCTTTCCTGATTTTGTCGTGAAATCTATTTCATACTCTTTATTCCATTTTGATTTTGGCATTCCCTCGATTTCGTTTTCAAGCCATTTTTGACCGTTTCTTTCGGGGTCTTTGTCTGGATCTGCACGATAATTTAACATTAAAATATTAAATTTATTTTTTTCGTTTTTCCAAAACTTTATACCCCTTATTGGCTCTGGTCTTACTAATTCCTCAAACATACTTATTAGGTTATAATAGATAATGGCGGGTCGCTATACTCCATTCCGTTATGAACAACCAATGGAAGGCTCGTAGCCTTCAATCTTCTCGCTATTGCCTGAGCCTCGTCCATGTGTTCGTCCACATTCCTTTCTTCGTATTTTATTCCAAGCTTTTTTAACTTTTCCTTAAGATCATTACAGTGACCACATCCAACGTTTGTATATATAATCATTTAACAATTATTTTTTAAACACCTCCGTATTAATTGACAAATATTTTCTGTTAAAACCTCTCTTTCGTCTTCAATTTCAGTTTTTCCAACAAATCTATGCAGGGATTTTAAATAAAGTGGCTCCGTATAAATATGACAAAGTTCATGCAACACATATCCGCTAACGTCCACGCCCCTTGCCCAGTCATTAAACATCCCATCCGAAAAGTTCAGCATCGAGTTTTTATACGGGTAGTTTACATCAATGGACATGCCTGCGTTTGTTTCTCCATCCTTAACTTCTATCTCTTGTAATTCCAGGTTTAATAGTTTCTTATATTTCTCTATTAAAGAATTAATGTGCTTAATAAAGTCTTCCTTTGTTTTTTTATTCATAATACTATTTAATAATAATAATAATAATCCTTACATCTCCAACCTGTCGAAACAAGCGTCTGCAAAAAATGTATTGTCTTCTGCGGTGCTTACTGCCGTATATCTTCCTTTATTTGAAATCGTTGGTTTTGAAGCAGTATAAGCCGCACTCGCCTCTGGTTGAAACGCACACTCATCGCTCAATATTCCACTTGCTGTCTGCATTCTAATCACATCACCTCCCTCTGGTATCCCCCTTATTTCTGATTGTATTTGTGGAAAAGCCATTAAATTATAAACCGCTTGACCACTGTTTTGAGGATTGAGAACCAAATCTTTCATAACACCATCCTCTATATACTTCTTCAAAAATTTTGGCTCATTATCCCAAATTGTTTTGGCCCTTCTAACAAGGTCGTTCGCATCATCCGCCTTTTTAGACTGGAAAAATGTTAGTCTTCCTCTATGAAATTGCGCATCCCACAAATAGCAGGCCACACAAATCCACGATATCATCATCTGTCTGCTCTTCGGAACAAACAGTAGCTTGCATGTTAACCACTTATCAACAAAGAATTTTATATACTCCTTGTCTGGAAACGGCTTATTCGGATTGTCAGGATCGTGCGAGTCAAGCGTTTTCGCCCAATTTGTCAACCAATAATAAAGATCATTCCTACATTTGTCAAATTCCAGGACCTGCAGCTCCTTGCTACGTGCAAGTTTTTGTATGTATTTTAAATCAACCATGTAATGCAAATGTAAAAATAAACAAGATAAGCAACCACCCCTGTAATGGACAAATCCCACACAATCTCTAAAAATTTTAATAGCTTCTTTTTCATATAATACTGTTTCGATTATCACCACACGTCCCTCTACGCAAATTGGTTGCTACAAATCTTATTGGTTCTTCGCAAAGTAGAGGGGTAGAAACCCAACGAGGTTTCCGAATTTATGCGCCTTCCAACAAAACCCATTATGCGTAGCAGGATGTGTGGTGATATTTCTTTTTATAATTCTTTAAGTAATTTCTCTTTTAATTCTACTTTCTGTTCATCTGTCATATCCTCAATGTCTGTTTCTTCTGTTTCTTCGTCGCCAATTTCAATTTTCTTCTTATCAACAAAAGCTCCTATAAATTTACCGTAAGTAACAATTGCATTGTTGATCGCCGTGTTGTCAGGAGATTCATCAATCAAGTTTCCATTATGGAATACCTTCTTCTTCGATTGCATCATCTCCTTCAAAAGATCAATAACCTTTTGCTTCGATAATCCGGACTTAAGCGCCGTTAGCTGATAAGATCCCTCAAGTCTGTCTATCTCCTCAATTATTGCCTTATCCTTTAAAAGATGCGAGCCTTCTGCGGATGCGGTGTCTCTCTTTGCATTGTTCCCACATTCCCTGGAAGCAATCATGTATGCCTCGGTGGCATTATAATCGTTCTTGAGATATGCCTCACAAAATGCCTTTTTTAATGATGTTAATTTTTTCATTATATTTCTAATCTTCTAAGTATTTTTATTAAAATTCTGTTTGTTTCGTCAATTATATTTCTATATTCAAAAACACGTTTTGATAAAATGGTATTTGGCCCAATGCAATCATCCACAGCCGAATCCGTTGGTTCGTCAGATAAAACAATACTAATCCTGGATAAAACATCTTTTGTTAGTTGTTGATTTTCTAAAATTGCAGTTTCAATAACATTTAGTTCTCTCAATACGTCTGGTTGCTTTGAAACGTTAGTTTCTACAGACATTCCAGGATTAAACATAGTATTTGGTGTTGGGTACACGTTTGAATGCGAGCTTAAACTTGATCTTTTTTCTGATTCTTGATACATGTTGTTGTTTATAATTAATTATTGTGTATTTGTCAAGTAGCCTTTAGGAAAGGGCTACCTTTAACCTTGAATACTACCTTAACAGCGTTTAGGCGATGTTAAGCGTATGATGTAATCAACGCTAATGGTTTAATCTGTAAATGAATCAAATAAAATTGGCGGCGGTGAAACTCCGATCGCCCATAAAGGATTAAACCCACGGTTAGATATATTAACCGCCTTGTTCCTAAAGATGGTGGCCAAGTGTGGTAAAAATTCACAAGGTTTTTCACACTTGCCCTCCACCCTCTTTAAGTTTCTTTCGAGTATTCCTTTATGTTTTTCTTATATCATGTGCTAATTCAAGGCCGGGTCGTCAGGTAGTTGGGCGTTGCCCGGGTTTTTATATCAGCACACGATAAGCCTTAATAACTGTTTTGTCTGGTCTAGTTATTAAACACCAGTTATTTGAATTGTCCTTAAAGTCCTTTAATAAAATTGGCGAATTCTTCATCTTTCATACCACTAGTATCTATTTTTATTGGCCAACTTTCCAT